CACAGCCCTTGGAAAGCTTCCGGCTGCTCACTCCAATCTGGCTTAGTCATGTCAAAACAACTATCCGGATCAACTTCCCAGGGAATTTCGTCCGCACGGCAGGCTTCAGCGGTTGGACCCGCTCGTAGCCTATATTTTGGTTCCTTACTGCCGACATAGCTGGCAAAGTGCACTTCATCTTCAAATGCCCTCTGCTCAACCGGCGTAATTCCCCAAGCCTTAAAGAACGAAACTCTCTCATCATCGGTAGGCTCATGCCATTTGCCAATGAGCAACTCATGGATGCCATAGCCTTCCCTAACTCGATATTGCATTGAGTCGGGGAGCTTAAGGCAACCAGGGTGCTTGGCCAGCCAATCAGCATATGGCTTTAGCATGGGCATCGATGGGTTAGCCACCAACTCGCAGGCTATGCTAGCTCGCAAGATTGGTAAGGCTTCGTGCCTGGCTACATTCTGTGGCGATCTTCTAATGGTATCAAGCAGCTTGCGTGGATTTGGGCAGAAATAAGGTCCCTTGGTGGAATAAACCACTCTAGATTGGCAAAATTCTGCTTCACGCACATCCTCAACCACTTCAGATTCAGTGACCATCCCAAAGTTTAGCATATAGCTCGCCAAGTTCGCCATTTGAGGCAACTTGTTGCGATCAACAACTACAATGGAATCATCACCATCCAACAGAATGCTCCCTTCCACTCCAGAGTCCAGCAACCAGGCGGACAACATGCAATAATTAATGATGCTGTTGCCCAAAGCCGTATTACAGTCGCCAGACATGCGCTTGCCGCGACACTTGTATTTAATGCCGCCCACCGTCTCACCTTGGTTGTTGATTTGCATATCAAGCAATCGGGTTAGATCTTTATTAAAGTGGAAACACCGCTTATAAACGCCATGCTCAACCTTAAGTAGTTGGGCATTAACATGGGCATCAAAGCGTGAGTGGTCTGCGCAAATGAACACAGGATCATCATGGCTAGAAGCCATCTGCAGGAGCAGCACCGCCCGCTGTTGCTTGGTGAGCCCTTTGGCTGACCAGCGGTGTCCGTTATGGGTGGTTTGGTTGAAGGCCCTGTGCTCCACTTGCCACATGAACCTGGTCAACTCTGAGTTATATGCAGTGCTCCGATATTGAATTGCCCTATCCTCCTTAGAGGAGAGCTTGTCAACGGAGTGCAGTTCTTGTTTCTGCATGCACTTAACTCTGCCATGGTAGTATTGTAACCCAATGGCTTTAACCTCCTCAACTCCAGCTATGAACCTGCGTTTGCCCCTACCAGTTTTGCCCTTAATAACATCACTGATTGGGGTTTTCCTACACTCACCAATGTCCTTTGCAAGCCTATTGGCGATGGTTTTGAGTGTTTTCCAAGCCCTAGAACCCTGCCGCGCATTAGGTGTTGCCTGTAGGTGTCTATTGACTAGAGTTTTAAGCTCTTCGCCAACAGTATGGGTATGAAGCCCATATTCCATAACCCCAATGCCTTGAGTGGCAATGGGGTTATCGAAATCACCTAACACGGCTCCAACTCTCTTCCTGACAACCCTATCAAGGTCATCAGGCACAAAGAGCAGCTCCGCATCAGGACTCAACTCCTTTGCGTCAGAATCACAGGGTAGGACTTGGCACTCTAAAAACCCTTAGGGTTGGCACAGGCCTTAGCACTGGCCTTACCAACCCACCGACTCCAAACACCCCTAATGGAATCGAGAGTCCCTGATGGCTTGCCATCAGCCCAGTGGGAAACGGTTCGCTTGGCATCACTGCCAGTTGCGGCATAAAACGCCACCCGCTCCTCGCTGGTTTCCCTGATCACTGCACGAATGGCAATGTGAATCAAGGAAAGCTTGCTCTCAGACGTCCAACCATTGGTGACCCAATCAAACTGGTTGAACCAATTAAGGGCAATGCCCCTAATCCATTTAAGGTCATTTGGTGACCGCTTGGTGTAGGAAACCTTCTCCATAAGGAACGCGATCAATTCAGATAAAACCTTCTTGTTGCCTGGCTTAGGCAACATGCACTTCTTAAGCCGGTTGCTTTCACTAGCAACCACGGTGCGGGTTTCATCCAACTCCCCAAACACTCCAACCTCTCTCTGGTCGGCCATGTAAAGGGGCTGTTTCTGCGCTCGCCGTTGAGCCTTCCCACGCTTGTCAGAGAAACCCAACTCTTGGGTAGCTCTCACTGCAGCGTCTTCGGGGCTCTCCAATGGCTCACGCATATCAACGCCCTGGGCGATTGCGTCCACCAAGTCGGCGGCCAAACTGGTTGTGGCGGCCTTAGCCAATTCAGCCGCCAGGGCCTCTTTAGCGGACTCCAGAGCCTGGGCAGCCCTAGCGGCTGCCTTGGCTTGGCGGGCCTTGACTTTTGCACCGCCACGTTTGTTGCCTTTACTAAGGGCCGCACCGGCAGCAACAACGGCCGTGAGTTCAGCAACATTGCCTGCTAGCTGCTGAATCTCAGCCTTCACCTCCGCCTTAGGGGGAACGGCAACCTCCTCGTGGCGCTGTCCAAAAAGCTTGTCCTGATAATAGCCGCTCCACAAGATCTCATCGAGAGCTTCCAACTCACTATCTGGGGCCACAACAAGCCCAGTGATTAGCTCCTCCGAAGTGAGACCCATATCAGCAGCTATAACCCTAAATAAGGCAGGGCTCTCCGCGATGTAGTCAATGAGAACATTGGCCCTGTGAGCATCTTTAACTCCACGGGGCTGATAACAATTGAACTCAGAGGAACAAACGCGAAAGGGTTGGCAATTAGCTTCACCAGCAACTTCAATTTGGGTGGCGGGCTCAGGGATCACTACCTCCAAGGCAGCGGCCTCATCCACCGCCGCTCCCACCGACTCACCCTCGTTTGCAGGTTTCACACTCGCCAACTCACCCTGGGCTTCCGGGGCGGCTCCATCAATCGCCACAACCCGATCGAATGTTGCCTCTACAGCCTTGATAACCCAGGGATTATTGGTGGGGAGGGGAGCTGGCATAAACTCCCCAACCTTCGCGGCCCCAGCAGCAACCTGGGCAGCGAATGACCCAGGGAGCACTGTAACGCTCACCTTTGAGTCAACCACCTTAGGAGCGGAGTTGTCAACCGCCATCTCCTCAACCTTCTCCCCAACCACATCACAACAAGCCCGGGTTTCATCAACCTTAATTCTCAGCTTGGGGTAGTTGGATAGCCGTTTAATGGATCCGGGTTTGGGAGCCCTTGGCTTGGAAGGCCACGTTCCAGCTGCCTTGCGGCCCAGAACATCGATAACTAGCATTGCATTCTCGCGGACAAAATCAACCGGAAGAGGAAGAAATTGCTCCTTGCAAATGCAGGCCCACCTCCCTATATCCTGCACATGTGGCAAGTTTTGG